CAATGCTAAGCCCAACAACAATGCTAAGCCCAACAACAACGCGAAGCCCAACAACAATGCTAAGCCCAACAACAATGCTAAGCCCAACAACAATGCTAAGCCCAACAACAACGCGAAGCCCAACAACAACGCTAAGCCCAACAACAATGCTAAGCCCAACAACGGCAACGCGAAGCCCAACAACAAGCCCGCGAACGCGTAAGGCTTAAAAAATATAGCTATGATAATAGTATGGGTATATTCAGAGATTTAGGATGTTTCTGTCAGTCAAATGAACAAGACCTAAACATCAAAAATTTAAAAGACCTCGCGAATAATTGGATCATGAACGATGAAAATATTGAGAAAGCACAGATACTCATATCCAATTTTTCTGAAAGTATAAAAGAAGGTGACGAGAAAAATCGTACTCGTAAAAGAGAAATGTGGTATCGTGAAATAGATGGTGAGACATCTAAAAAATTAGTACATATTTCCAAGTTGTGTGTGGTAAACACTCTTTCAAAACATCTTGAACTGAAACAGATTAAGAAGATTTTGAGAGAATGGGAAGGTGATAATTTTGATAGCATACACTACACTCTTAACAATTACACCAAAAAGATGTGTGATTTGGAAGATGTAGACCTAATTTACTTCGATTCCATGGAAGATCTAGTTAAATTTGATTTGGGTTCAGATTTATATAAACGCCTCGTTCTAATTATACACTTTTTTGAAAAGTTCCAGGAATTTAAACGATCTGTATCCCAAACCTCTTAGACATAAACTGTTTGACACCTCCGGTAGTTGGAAAACTCCAGAGATACCAACGTGACCAAAAACCGGCCCCGTTGATACCGCTCATTTTCCAATCCTCTTTATCACTACGATTGACGTCTAACATTAGGTTCTGAATCCTAACGGGATCTCTCTCTGCTATAATACGTTTAGGTATCTGACCTCCATGACGTAATACATAGGAACGCATACGTGAGGGAGTCTTGTGTTTGGTGTAGTCTGAATAACCTCTTGCACCAAAATCAACAGTTTTACCGTCTTCTAAAATTGCCCTGAATTTCTTTTTAGAATTGGGGCTGCGAACAATCCTGACGCGCATACTTAATATCTACAAATATAATTTACTTACCGCAACCACATGCACCAGTGGCACAGTAGTTTTCCTTCTTGTCATCACCGGGGAAGAGGAAGAGCTTCTCAGGGCCACGCTTCACACGGTAAAGGTGGTCATACATGTGCAGCAGACCAATAGTAAGGGCGAGAGTCGCGACAACGACACCCTTAATCTTGCGAGCAGTGAAAGCATACGCGATGATAACACCAGCGATGATCATCTGAACGATGGTGAGCTGGGGGATGGCGGGCATCGTGAAACGATCCTTCATCTCCTTAGTTTCAGTGGTGGGGGCGGGGGCATACATAGAGGTTTTTGGGGGATAACCTGGCATTTATTATGTAAGGAGAAAATAATGTGGTACTTGGTTGGAATTCCATTTGTATTGATCTGTCACGATTTCATGAAATTGCCTGTAGATAGATTATACTTCCACAACTGGAAAAGACCACTTGTGGGTATGAGAAATACTCTTATAGACTTTATAGCCCATTCACCCACGTACTCACCCTGGAATTTCATGGGTCTCTGGTTAATCAAATCACATTATAAGCAGATACGTGAAGAATTTGAAGAAGTTTCAAAAACTCTAGAGAAGACTATGTATCATGACGTGGATCCTTGGTTTGACAAAAATGATAACTACTACCGATATAAATTTGATCAGTTCCCTAAACTCAAAAGTCTTGTTAGACAGATACCCTCTATTGAGGAGTCTACGGCTTCGTTCGCAGTTATGGATGCTCCTATGACTCTATCACCTCATAGAGCTGAGACGAATCATTTACTTAGATATCATCTTACGATACTTGGAAATGGTGATTGTACTTTGTACACAGAAAGAGGACCACACGTCCATCGTGAGGGTCAAGATTTCCTATTTGATCACTCAAGATACCATGAAGTTATCAAAACTGGGAACAGTAAACGGGTTGTACTCATCCTAGATGTCAAAAGATTTTAGGAGTTGAAAAAAAATGACACTGTATTATATGAAGATTAGAACGATACTTATCATATTGTTCGTAATACTACTACCGTTTATTCTGAACTTATGGAATGGATATCTTAAACCAGCTCAGAGTGGTAAGTTTAAGGAGTTGGATTGTAGTACAATATCTAACAGTCTAAATCCATATGTAAATGACATCATACACATCGCACAAAACCATGGTAATAAATCTGCCTCGGGTGCAGTTGAAGGTTACAAGATCACTCGAGATACAATCAAAGAAAAATTACCACAAGTATTCAAATTGGTAGATGAATATGTATCTAAGATTAGAAGTGATAAAACGAAACCAGCTGACTGTAAAAATGAACAATACTGTTGGTTTCTGAGACTATACAACAAAAGTGGTCACTACATTGACTGGCACTTCGACAACAATTTTACTGATGGTAAGAGAAAGACTTATGTGTGTAACATATACACAAGTGAATGTAATACATCACATCTCATGACTAAGGATCGTAACGATAAAGTCAAAATTAACGAGAGTAAAGCTGGGAAGGGTGTGGTGTACAATGGCAGTGATGTTAAACATTCAGTTTCTAAGCAACAAAATGGGTGCACTCGTATATCTCTAATTATTCCATTATACGAGAATGATTCAGTGACCCCATTAGGTTGGTTTCGTAGGATAGCGCGTAATATATCTGATAGCGTTTTGAAGTTATAAGTGTTTTCGGCAAACTGCGCTATACATGTCACTCCCACCAATGAGTTCTAGAGTTTTATCAGCTACCATGCGCTTTGTGAAGGGTCCAGGAGTTCCATCTTTACAGCACATACACAAAGCCGAAAGTTTAGTGACGTCACAAGCAAGTGGTATACAGTCTAGAATTTCACCAAATTTCCTTTGAAAAGAGTCAGCATCAAGACCTGCTATAATTACAGTCTTTTCACAGTAAAGACAACACTCGACAAACTTCTTCAATCTAGGGAAGAATTGCGCTTCATCTATCGCTATGATATCGGCATCATGAAACGACAAAGTATCCGTGACGTCAAATAGATCATATGTTTTGAAGCAGTCAAATTTGACATTGTCGTGCGTTTTAAGAACTTCATCAGGAGATCTGGTATCTTTGGAAGAATTTATGACCAAAATTTCTTTTCCAATAACTTTCAGACGCTTAAGTCGCCGAACCAGTTCAGATGTTTTACCTGAAAACATATTTCCCATAATTATTGACAATCCCATCTCACCTGATTATTATAATATTGTATTTTTTATATGGGTGAACTACACAAATGCATCTTCAACGGCCACATGGGGTACTACAATCCTAGGACAGGGCGCGTTAGATTTGGAAAGTGTATATATTCCAGTATCGCGTCGGCTATAAAATATCTCAAGTGAAGATAGATGAGGAAGAAAAGTCTTGTGTTTAGTTGGTGGTTGTGGGCTTTATCCGTATCATATTTTTTGGGTTTTAATCCCTATTCTCCTTTATTACCTCTATTATTAGCGGTTGGAGTTGCTGTGTATACCACATCTATTAGATTTACAAGTGATTATCACTGGTCTAAGCGGGTGGTTATAATTGGGTTGGAGATCCTATTTGCATTACTCAGTTATGTAAAAGATCCAACCAGGTCTCTTTTGAACACAGAGGATGCGATATTCAACGTCGTGGTGTTCTTGATTTATCTCCTCCACGTTCATTTAAATGGTACAGACGTATTTACGTTGTACTTCAAAACGTTCCCGGAATCTCATCGCGGGGAGACGTTCGTGGAGCATGTGAAGAAACTCATGGGGCGACCTTAATAAACACGGGTTTCTCAGGTCTAACAAGAAATAGTCCAACTTGTAAGACCCTTCGTGCGAATTGCGATCCAACTATGATCGTACTACTTTCCACATATTTACGAGAGTTTGGTCTATGATGATCCAGTACCTTCTTCATAGATAGAATCCTTCTTAGAGACACATTGTTACAATGTACTGTATTTAATTCAAGATTAACTGGTTCAGTGTACCTTCCCCATACACTGTTTAAAAACAAATCAATATGTTTAGGTCTAGTACTATCACATATCATCAGAGAACACGTTCGTCCCATTTATATTCTGTGTGATAAAAAATATAACTAAAAAATAAGATGCCTCTCACTGATGCTGCCATCACCAAGAAGGTGGGGCAACTGCGTAAATCTGAAGGTAAGATCTATGCACCTCTCAAATATTTCAGGGGGCTCACAACTCTCGGGGAGGTTGAGGCACGCTATAAGAAGATGCTCAAGAGAGATTATAAAGGATTCAAGACGGACAAGGGACAGAAGACAAAAACTTCCTCCTACACCCAAAAGTTTAGGAAGATGTATCCGGGAGCCAAATCCCTCCCTGAAATTGCTAAGGCTACTAAGATTCCTCTAAAGACTGTCCAAAAAATCTATAACAGGGGGCTCGCTGCGTGGAGAACCGGGCATCGTCCGGGAGCCTCTCCACAAGCGTGGGGGTATGCTAGGGTCCATAGCTTCGCCACTAAGGGGAAGACATATTACACGGCGGATAAGGATTTGCGTTGATTAAAACATCCTACTGATTTGAGAGTACAACTCTTTGGAGGATCTCTTCGATAATTTCATGAACATATGATGTTCTCTCTAGATATGTAATAAGACCATTAACTCCACCTACATCCATGGATATATAATTATTTATATAAGATTCACCCGTAATTTGGATATCACTGTATTTAGAACGCAGCGTTGGCATTTTTTCTCTAAAAAACTGAATCAATAGTGGTTTGGTGCTGGTACCTTCAGTAGCCCTTTTCAGTTTATTGATGCATTCATCTAAAGATGAACTATTTGTCGTCCTTTCATCCACCTTTACTTCATACTTAACCGGATTTTTGATATTATTTTCGCCGTCAAGACCAGTCTCATGACCCTGTTCGTAATTTATATGATCTTTCATATTCCCAATTAAATCCTGTATGAAATATCCTACGTTCATCTCCATTTGTTTTTTGAGTTCCGGATCCTTCAACCATTTTTCAAAGTCCGGATGATGCCCGTAAAGAACTTTCAAAATACGATCATAATTTTCAGATTTAGTTTTGATCTTTTTTGTTGGTGGATTAGACCATCTTTTGATGATTTCCAGTACCTTATCCTCAGTTGGTAAAAACTCGGTCATTTTGTAATGAAATTCATACATTCGACTCTAACTTAAGTGGTATTTAGTGCATTTATTACACTTTTTCCAACGTGATACGCCAAATTAACTGGTACAGCATTTCCAATCTGTTTGTATTGAGAATTCACAGTTCCTTCAAATTTAAAAGTATCTGGAAAACTCTGAATTCTAGCATACTCTCTCACATTGAGTGGTCTTAATTCGGTTGGGTGACATCTTTCAGTTTGTTTTTGTTGTGGAGAACACAACAATGTTAATGAAGGTTTTGACATTGAAAGACGTTTGGCTATTCCACGCTTTCCTCCACCCGAATAGAAACTCTTACCCATGTATTCTTTCTGTATATTTTCAGGTAAATCTACCCAGCAACCACCTTCGGGAATGAGTTTAAAAATTTCTTTCTTCTTTTCGGAATATTCCGCACCATCACTTTCCGGTACATCTAAAAGAACGTCGCGTAACACCGGTTTATAATCCATCTCACCTGGAAAATTGTATTCTGACCTTAATTTGTTATTTTCGAGTAATGTTCCGATAGGAATATCGTCATCCATTTCCGATTGGATAATTCGGTTGTACTTACCCACTATAAAAAGTCGTTCACGTTTTTGTGCAACACCATAATCGTTTGCATTGAGAACTTTGTGTTTAATATCATAGAAGTTATCGCATTTTAATATATCCAAGATTTCACGAAAAGCTTCTCCTTTGTTTAGAGTTGTCATTCCTTTTACATTTTCAATCACAAACATTTTAGGTTTTATAGTTTTTACTAGATCTCTGAATGTATAGACTAAATGTCCCCTAGAATCGTTGACACCTTCTCTTCTCCCAGCTTGAGACCATGACTGACATGGAATTCCTCCACATAACACATCCACTTTATCCGTATATTCAGATACATCAATTGTTTCCATACCAATACATTGAACGTTAACATCTGGGTGATTTACTTTCAATGTACGACATGAATCTTTGTCATTATCTAATAATAACAGGGGTTTCATACCAGCATTCATGAAGCCCTGAGACATACCACCCGCTCCGGCGCATACCTCTATAAAATTGTATACCATATCTAAGTATGAAAGTTATTTTTTAAGCTATCTTAGATTTCATCTTCGTACACCACCAAGGAGGAGAAGTAAAAGCAACCCAGCCAAGCCTTCCTCTTGCAATGAGCGTGTTAAAATATTTGGTAAGTGGTTCGTGTAAAACTTTTCCTAGATAGTATAATTTTAGTAAAAGGGTATTATCTTTATATTCAATAGATGCGACACGTTTAAAGATTATTTGTGTTTAAGTATAAAATGGATAGCCCCCGCGCCCTACGTTCATCACCTCGTTTCATGTCTATGACCAAGGATGCTAGGCGTCAGCGCTCCCCTCCACCTGAAGAACCTAAGGAACGAATCTCTTGGAACGACTATTTCATGAAAGCTGCGACTCTGGCATCTATTCGCTCCCCATGTGATAGACTAAAAGTGGGGTGTGTTATAGTGAAGAACAATAGACTCATAAGTATGGGGTACAACGGATTCCTCGCTGGTACGGACCATAGGTCTATCATACGTTGGGGTCATGAGCAAGCCACGATTCATGCAGAGATTAATGCCATCACCGATGCAGCGAAGAGAGGTGTCTCCATCGATGATGCCGAAGCCTATATCACACATTATCCGTGTATTAACTGTTTCAAAGCTCTTGCGAGTAGTGGGGTAAAAAAGATATATTATCAAGTTGATTACAAAAACGATCCAATCCTTGAAGATTTGGGCTACGGAATACCACTTATACGATTGTGAATAAGATCACAATATTCCTTATTGATTTCTACACCAATGTAAGGTAGATCAAGCTTCTTCGCCGCTACACATTCACTACCAGAACCCGCGAATGGTACAAAAACATACCCGTTTTCTGGTGGCTGTTTACATGACTTTAGAAGTTTTTCGCACAACTCCAATGGCTTTTGGGTGGGATGATCCACGCGTTCATTCTTTCCGGCACCCCCAGCTAGAGCTGGTATTTTGATAACATCCCTAGGAAGAGCACCACCGGGGTGTGCCGTATACGTTGTATCGGCTGCAAGACCCTTGAGTTTATCAACTTCCTTTTTTAGATTCTTTAAAATATCGGTTTCCGATGCATCACGATTTTTCTTATTCTTCATCTTTTGTTCTTGATCATGTACCGCCTTTTCAGCTGTAGTAATTTGTTCAGGGGTTCCAGTAGGTTCACTTTGTTTAGAAAAGCGCCCCTTTGTTCCTTTACGCGTTTTACCGGCTGCACCATTTACGAATCCTTGGGTGTATGGTTCTCGGACGTCGTCTCTGTGAAAGACCTTTGAATCTTTCCATAGAACGATAATAGATTCATGGGAACGTTGCCAGAAATTAAGTGATGGAGTTGTCTTGTTTGTATAGTGCCACACTACCCAACGTCTATTCACTTCTTCTGGAATACGAGCTAGGATGAGAGCTAGGATTTCACTGAAGCCATAGATGAACATTGTACCATCCTTGCGTAAAATTCGTAAACATTCTTTGATCCAATCGTCACACCACTTAAGATACTCACCCATCGGCTGTTTATCACTCTTGTTTCCAAAGTCTTTTCCAATATTATACGGGGGATCTGCGATCACAATTTGTGCACTTTCTGTACCTAAGTCAGGAGTAATCTTCAGTAGATCATCATTAATCACACGAGACTCCATCATGTCTGATTATACTCCGATAACTTTAAATATGTCTGAAGACGAAATCATTGCCGCTGAGGTACTTACAACTATTATCGACAATACAGTAAGTATGATGAGTGGTGCAATTAGAATGACCACCTTTTTATCCACTGGTCATAATGTAAATAGATTAACTGAATCTATTAGAAAAAATGTGTCAAATTACCATAATACATTTGATCAGCCACTTAAATCTACTTACTGGGAAGAAGTTCTTCACAATTCGTTTATAGATATTAATTTTACAACGACGTGGAGACCAAACGAATCCCATCGTGTTGGTGAAGATATGCGGATTGATGATTTAGAATCTTCTCGCATTTCATGTAAATCTGGACAGATTCTAAACAATTCTGTGGTTGAATATAGTGGTTCACGTACGACGAGACATAGAACACTAAGAGACAAAATAGATTTTTTGGCGACAAGACATCACGATTATCATTTCATGTTGGCTAAGAGTAAACCATTCAACGGTATTTACAGGCTTCTCATCATCAAAGAGGAAATGGCCAATGTAGGAGATTTAGATTGGCGCTCTGATGGTGATAATTATGTAAGTGTTGGTGGACCATTTGAAGCTAAAATAGTACATAATATGAGTGGTCAGTTGTGGGTTAAATTACCCCTTGAAAGAGTTGAACATGATATTGTTATAGACGTTAGACATTTGTTGTAATATTTTCAAACGGATAAAATTCTATATCTTCATTTGTTTTATTGAATGGTTGTTTAGAAATGTAAAAGTATAATTCTTCGTTATAATGATATATTCCACACGAAGATTTCAAATTGTACATCATGATACCAATTTCACTCATCGGATATTTTTCCTTTAGCTTTTTTATACCTATCGGACACGAGGAACTGAAACGATCAAAATCTTCTTTACTTTGAAGAAGGAGTACCAAGTGTTTCTTATTACTTTTCTTCTTCAATTTACAGTAGTTTATAAATAGATCCGAAAATTCGGGAATATTACCATATAGATCCATAGTATAATTTAATATACCTCCATCACTAAGTAGATTTTCTACTACATAATCATCACACGGCGCAAAGTCTGTAACTGTATTATTTGTCGTGGTTCTAGCTATATCATACACAATTATGTCAAACTTCCGTTTTTCTGTATAGATATACTTATAGGCATCCATAGCTGATAAATCCAGTCTCGGGTCATTAAACGCATCTTGTGTATATTTTCTCATAATTGGATTCGTTTTTACAAAGTCAATCAACACGTGATCAATTTCAACATTCTTGATGTACACATCTTTTTGTTTTAGAGCTCGCATAGCTGGATATCCATCACCTCCTCCCAAAATAAGGATATTTTTCAATGGAGTGTTTAACAGTTTAATTGGTATATCAACCATTGCGTAATGTGATTTATTGAACTCTTTGGTGTGATTTTGTATCGCACCATTTAAAAACATAGCAACATGATTCGTCTTTTTATCTCTTGCCAAGTCAATAGTTTGATATGGACTTTCGAGGTGGTGTAATATTTCCAATCCCCATGTATTAATATTTGACTTAGTTTTATTCCTATAGATAAATAGACCTACTGAGATTATGAGTAAAACAAGTAATACAGTCTTCATCTTATATGATAGAACAATTTATAACATGAAAATTAACGCCTTAGTATATTGATTTTCATATGACTGGATTCAAACTCACTTTTTAAATGATCGATCACAGAAATACATTTACTTTCATTTTGTTCACATGTGAAGAAGTCTATACGAATTTTTTGGTGTTCAGGCCATGTATGCATTGAAAAGTGACTTTCTGAGAGTAAGTACAATAAGGTTAATCCATGTGGTTCAAAGTGATGTATCATCTTATCTAATATTGTTGCTTCACCCTTTTCTAACGAGTGATTACAAATCTTAGATAGTTTATCATTATCCGTAACCAAATCATTATCCACATTATCTAGGTCAACTATATAATGTACACCAACTGGTAAGAGTTCGGGTGGAGCGATATAAAGTGGGGGTGGTGGTTTAGACTCTTCTGAACGAATAACTAACCTTCTAGGATCATCACGACTAGAAAATCCAATTGGTTTTGCCTTCCGGCGACCGTACATCTATATGTTAATCCCACTTATTCTTTATCTTGACTAAAAGTATAGGATGATACTTCTTGACCAAATAGCACGTTACATATCCAAAGATATCATGTTACCTACACGATGTTATGCGACTAAAAAGCAACTCGTGTGTATAAAGGATTGTTGTGAGTGTAAGATTTTCTGTAAAAAACCACCAAAGGGTTCAGCACCTGCAGTAATATTAATAACTAATTCTAAGCCCTAACTCTCTTCATCCCCTCTTCACAGAGAATCCTATTGACACACTCAACTTCATCTTTCGTCCATTCAGGTGCCCCATACAAACACCTAAAATTCGAATACAATCTCTTCTTACCAGTGAAGTCGTTGACAATTAATCTTCTGTCAATATCCTCCTCTTTGACACCATCTGGACACCAAGGCCAGTTGTCAAAATGGAAACGAATGGTTTTGAATGGTGCACCTGCCGTATATCCTTTCACGCGAATGCCACCTTCACCGATAGGTTCAGCTTCGAATTCATGATGAGGTATGGCAACATTCATCTTATCGATGATGCTCAAGATGTTCCTCATGGTGAACGAGGCACCGAGTTTATAGACGGAATCGTTTTCGAAACAAACCATATTTTGATTGTTGAATATTACTTGGAAATACGGGAGGATCATTTTCACTTAGGTATCATTTAAAGAAATCGTCCAAATAAAGAATAATGGACCCTTCATTAATTCCTAAAGATATATTACCTATTCTACAAGATCGAGAACTTTCGGTAGCACAGAAGATGGTGGCGTTTAACATGCTCATGCCCAATTTACCAGCTAGTCCAGAACATACTAAGGCGTATAACGAAAACCTAGAGGTTGGCGAAACGATTAAGCGTCTTGTGGACGAGGGAAAGATTAGTTTAAAGTTTGACAAGAAATTCAAACTTAATATAATTACCAATTAGATTTTACATGACGAAGTTCATTCTCCTTCTCATCAAATTGTGCGGGATCAAAAACAATTTTGCGCTTCACTTGAGACGTTTCATTTCGTTCCACGTGAGATGTTTTATTAGCCGATGCATACGGGATGGAGGAATGATGTAAACAGATGCGCACCTTACCATCCATGTTGCGCTTGTAGCCGAATGTATATTCAACCTCTGAAATTTCACCAGTGGTTGCACATGTGAACTCGTAGGTACCCATAGCGTGAGCTACATCACCATGACAGTCAATCTGGTGATTATTGAAGATTACCCTACTGAAACCCTTTTTGGCATTGATAGCGAACCCCTGGTCTTCTTTGAAACCACTGATTACAGCATCGTGGCCCACAAAGTAAGACATCGCATCGTTAGCGGTAGGACGAAACTGTTGTTCTGCAGCTTTCGTGGGTTTGAAGAGAACATTAGAATGTTCGTATCCATACAATTCCCCCGCACGCTCACCCGCGAGACTCACATAGTCTCCACCACTTAGGAAAGAGTTGGAAATATCCACGATGGAGTCCGCCCAGAAATTCTGCGCCTCAATGACTTCACGTTCGGTCACGTGGTTGATAAGTTGAGAAGCTTCATTCAGATGAGAAAAATCTTCCATAACTTGTGTCATTGGTGGACGCGCACGGGTAGTTAATGGTTTATTAAACCCGCGGGCTGCGTTAACTTCTGCGTCGTATTGGGCAGGATCTGTAAATACACGAGTTTTAACATTTCGCGTGGTTGGGATAACGAAGGTGAGTGCGAAAGACATGTTTTCTATTTAACATCTCTATTCTTTATCCCCCTTCTTTTTACCTGGGCGAATAGCCCATTTACTTTCCTTATTGAACTTTTCATAATCAATCTCCTTGATTTTGAATTTGTCTACAATGAACTTCTTTAGTGGGTGTATATCCTTGTTTTCTTCCTCATTGGGAATACGTCTTTTCCCCTCACCTGGTGCATCAGCGGGAGCTACGAAGTCGTCTTTTTTAGCGCGGACACGAACACTAGGTCGTACATATAGAAGTCTAGTTAACATTTACTAGAAGCATAGATTATATTTAGTAATTGATAACACCATTTGCTGCTAGGGATAGTTTAGCCACAGTCATGACAGTGAGACCGACCACAAGCTCCGGCCATTTCACCTTAAGTAGACGACCCGCGATTGTCATAGGTAAAATCCAAGTGACAAGTTGAAGTTGTGCATAGTTCACAAGATCTGGAGAAGGTAAAGCGGCTCGGACGTGTACAGGTTTGACCAGGCGTCTGTTAGTTCTTACCCTCGTCTGAAGAAATTTTGTAGGTGTTTTTTGGGTGTAAATAGGTCTAGCGAGAGCTACCATTTTTTTAAATAGAAGATGTTATCTTTAATCTTCGTCATCTTTTTGAAAACTGTAGATTATCATTATTGAGAAGGCGAGTAGAAGATTTATTAAAATGAGTCCAGGTGGATGTCTCTTAATTTTAACCACGGGTTTACTTTTCTTATGTTTTGATGCGCGTATTTTTACTACACAGGGTTTGGCAATAAATGTTGGTCGTAATAAACTCAACATACATTTTGATAGAATTTATCCTTTAAACACCTAAGTGAAGCAAGAATACATTGTTTTTATAAAACTTACAATGTCTACTACCATGAACTCCCGTTCCATTACCGACTACATCCTCAAGCTCGAGAAGGAGAACCACGAACTCCAGAGTCTCTGTGACGAACAAGGCGAAACCATTCGCACCGTCACTTTCAACGAGATTGGTCTCAAGAAGGAAATCCGAGACTTCAAGAAGATCCGCGCCGTCATGGGTGACGTTGACTCGTATGAAGAATCTCGTTACAAGATTGAGCGGCTCAAGAAGTTATTCCATGAGGCTAGTGAAGAGAAGGTCAATGCCCTTACTGAACTCAACGAGCTCAAGTACATGATGCGCATCTCTCCTTCGTACACTGACACAACAGCTCGTGTGACGAAGAAGTCTCTCAACCAAGGACTTGTTAAGTATCTTCTGGAACTTGGAAACATGACCTCCGACTTCTACAAGACTGCTGCCTACGAGACAGCCGCGGATATCATTGGAAACCTCCCTTATGAGGTTGAGAGTGGTGAGAGCCTACTCAACCTCAATGGTATTGGTAGAGGTATCGCTGCCAAGATTGATATCTACATCGATGAACAGGATTCTGATTACGCAGAGTCCGACGTTTCTGATGAGGAATCCGTTGCATCCAATGACCCTCTCGGCCTCGCTAAGTATGATTCTGACTCGGATGATGAGGGTTCATTCGTTTCTGAGACTGACGATGAGGAATACTTTGTCTCCCACAATACTGGCCTCGCTGAAATGATCTACGAGTATGCTGACAAGGCTGAAGACAATTTCAAGCGCGATGCATACACCAAGGCTGGTGATACCATCTACAATCTTTCTTACAAGATCACCAGTGGTAAAGATGCTATGAAGCTCCGAGGTATTGGGAAGTCCATCGCTAAG